CCCTCCCCCGGGGTTAGGTTCTTTCTGGGGTAGGGCTAGCAAGGGTAATTCAGGCCACGTCATCGCGCTAGTGGACCAAAAAAACATTTCCTGACAAACGACCTGACAACGAATCGACATGACTCAAAACCTGACATCCATCGCCGAGTGGGCCAAACTGGTGGGCATCTCGCGCCAGTCCGCGTACGAAGCGGTGACCAGGTGCGGGATCCCGGTCACCGACAAGAAGGTCGACCCCGAGTACGCGACACACCTGTACCAAAAAAACACCAGGCCGCGCGCGAACGCCCAACGACCTGCCCCCATGGCAAATGAGGCGCCGCCGACCACCCCGGCGGGTGCGGGAGGTGCGGAGTCCGAGGTCAAGCCGGCCAAGGTGCCAGGCTACGATACGAGCCGGGCACGCCGGGAGGCAGCGGAGGCCACGGCTGCGGAGATCAAGCTGGCCGAGATGTCAGGCCAATTCCTGCTTAAGACCGATGTCGACGCGGTCGCGTTCGAGGTGGCGCGTGCGCTGCGCGATGGGCTGATGAACTGCGCCCGCCGGATCGCAGCAGACGTGGCGCCACTGCGCAGCGCGGAGGAGTGCGAGGACGTGATCGATCGCGAACACCGGGCGCTGCTCGAAAGCTTGGCGCATACCTTCGGAGAGCGCCTGGACGTCCAACTGGAGGCGCACGTCCAATGATCGGCCTGACGCCAGCTGCCCACGTTCTCCACCCCGCCATCGCGCGCGGGTTGCTGCCCGATCCGAACATGACGGTCGATGCCTGGGCTGACGCGCACATGATTATCCCGAAGGAGTCGGGTGCCAACGAGTCGGGCAAGTACCGCACCGAGCGCACCCCGCATGCCCGCGAGGTGATGCGCGCGCTGTCGGACAACCACCCATGCAAAGTGGTCGCGCTGATGGGGGCGTCCCAGATGCTCAAAACGCAGGTCGGCTTGAACTGGTTCTGCTGTTCGGTGCACCAGTCGCCGGCGAACTTCTTGTGGATCCTCCCGACTGGCAAGCTGGCCAAGCGTACCAGCGCTCGGGTCAGCAAGACCATCGCAGCGGTGCAGCCGGTGCGCGAGCGTGTCGCTGCACCGCGCGCTCGCGACTCGGTAAACACGCTCGACACCAAGGAATACATCGGCGGCTCGCTACACATTGTGACGGCCGGTGCTGCAGCCAACCTGTCCGAGATCCCAGCGCGTCGCGTGCTATTCGATGAGGTCGACCGTGCGGACAACAACGTCAATGGCGAGGGCGATCCGGTCGCCCTGGCGAAGGCGCGCCAAACCACCTTCGAGCGCAATCGCAAGAGCTACTTCCCCAGCTCTCCGACGGTTACGGGGCGCTCGATCATCGAGGGCCTGTTCAAGCGGGGGACGCAGCGCGAGGCTCTGGCCGATTGCGTGCATTGCGGTCACGCGCAGCCGCTGGTCTTCGAACGGCTCCAGGAAGATGATGCCGGCGAGGCCATCTATCCGTGCTGCGAGTGCGGAGCCTTCATGCGGGAAACCGACAAGGGCCGCATGTACGCACGGGGCGCTTGGTCGGATGGGGTGCCCGGTGATGGCGAGACCGAAAGCTTCGTCATCAGCGGCATGTTCGCGCCATACGGCTGGGTGCCTTGGAAGACTCTACTG